GACACTGACGGCCTGATGAACCAAACCATGTTTCAAAAAGCCTGTATGGAGCAAATAAATTTCATGCCCCGTAGCGTTGCTCGGGCTCAGTGGGAAGCGCGGATCAGCACTATGATGCGTGAAATGTCTGAGAACCAAAGCGCCATAATAGAAGTGTCCGTTGACGCCTCCGTGGGCGGTCAGTTCTACGACTTCCTAGAAGAGTTTTGTAGCCACATGCAACAGGCCAAAGACAGGGAAGAGATACTGCTTCGCCGTCCGTGGACCGATGAGGAAGAGGGTTACACGTATTTCAGGCTCAAGGACTTCGAAGGGTTTTTAAAGAAGAACAAGTTCTTTGAATACAAGTCCCACAAGATTGCCCAGCGTCTGCGCGAGGTGACAGGAGAAAGCTGTGTTCTTAAAATAAAAGGACGAGCGGTACGTCTATGGAAGGTGCCAGCATTTGAAAACGGTGATATAGAATTAAGTACACCACAGTTTCAAGCGAAGGAGAGTCCGTTTTGACCGATAACGTACTTAAACAAATGCGGAACCAAGAGATTGTCCGCTTAATTGACGAACAAAAAGTAACCAAGACCGCCGTTGCAAAATGGTTTGGGATAACCAAG